CCAGCATATTCATGGAGTCTATGTTCTCTTGGGCAGGGTCCGTGGGCCGTGGGTCGGGAAGTGCTTTCATAATCCGATCAATATCCGTCACGCCCAACGCCTCGTACATATCACGATATACTTCGTGCAGGTTATGCAAATCGGGTGCTGCCGTCGCAAGTTCTAACTTACTTTGTGCTAAAGCAATACGCTGTGCCTGACTGAAAGTATTAGGATTACTGATCGGGATGACATCAATGCGATCATCAAAATCGTCTGCCATTACGCTACGATCCGCGCCCGCTACAGCATACGGGTACTCTGGAGGAAGGCTCTCACCCATTACCCGCGCAAGAATCCTAAATTCAATCCGCATGGCGTAATGCAAGCGTTTATGGACTGCACTCATCACTCGTGAGCCTTGCTCAATCATCGCCATCGTCGTGCCAACCGCCGCCGATGGATCAGTATCACCAATTTTCATGTCAGTAATGGTCGCAAACCGTTGACCAGCCTGAACAACAAAACCTAATAGCTGAAACAGCGTGGGATCGGGTCCCTTAAAGGGTAACGGCATCAAACTATCCCGAATTGCCCCGCCGGGAGCGTCTACATCCCTGAATTCACCGGGCTGTAGGGGATCATCATTGTCCCTGATCCGTAGGCCACGGGCCTTGAACCCTGCGGGAAGGTTACTAAGCGTCCCAGCATCAATAAGTTGCCGTAAAGCAGACGTTGCCGTGCGGGAAAGGCCACCAATGGTGTGAATTAGCCCTAACCCGTAGAATCCGAAGCCCGGAAGGAACTTATAATGAACAAAATATTGGATTTTTTTCTTTAATTCGTCATCTTCGCCGTAATTTCTACGAATCGACAGTATTTGGCCGTTATCTTCCGATATGGTGACAATATACGGGACTTTTATCCCCGTAGGTTCGCCTTCTTCGTCCACATCTTCGTATCCTTCAAGGTCTAAATTGGCGTGAACCTCTAAAACCGTGCAATCGTAGTCATAATTGCTGGGTTCAACCCCATCAACATAGTCAATTTCTTTGCGAACCTCGTCAATGGACCCTTGGCCGGGTAAAACCTCAATATCTCGGTACTGTCCCCCAAGTTGTTTCTTCTTCAGATCGTTCAAAGACATGCGAACAACCTGCGTAATGTTCTCGCAAGTGTCTAAATCCGACGTTTCATAGGGAACAACAAGGTTTTCCGCAGGTACAAACCTACTGACACAACGGCCCATCGCCTCATCATAGTAAATTTTCTTAAAAGTGCTCCCTGCAAGCGGCAGATAGAACAACATCTGGTCCATGTCGGGGGTGTAATCCTCCATGACAGACGTTATGTAGTAGTTCATAAACTGCTGAACTCGCCGGGCCTGATCCTTCTTCTCCAGCGTTTCTTCGCCCAAGACTTCTGTTTTTACAGGGCCACGGGAAGGCAATAATTCATTGAAAGCTTGCGCCTGAAACTGCGTTGCAGCCTCCGCTAACAAGGGGTGGGTCACACCGCTGGAGCCTCGAAAGGGTTGTTCTCGCTCTTCGTAGTTAAAACCAAGCAGTTCCAAGCCGTTTGCATACGCATCTTCCCAGTCGTGACGCCCCGCTTTGTTGGCATCAAACTGCTCAAGGAGATTGCTGGCAATGGCCCCCAGATCACGGTCTGGTATTTCTTCGGCTAAGTTGGCGTAAAAATCTTCGTTGGTGCCGCGATCATCGGTTGGATCAAAATCTACCGTAGCTCCGCCATCGGCTTCTAAAATAATTTCAATAGAAGGCTCACCCTCAATATCCGACAGATTAACCAAAGGAGCTTGGGAATCGGGAATCTCTATCTCAAGTTCTGCCTCTAAATCTGCTTCATCCAGTTGTGACGGTACGTTGTTGTCCATCAACGAGCCACGGCCTCTTTGTTCCTCTGCCATACATCACCTCTCCGGGTCTGTGCGATCCAGTATTATATCAATCTGCTCTTGGATTTCAGGTTCTATGTCAGCGGCATCAGCAGTAGAGTTAACTGGCAACCCCGCCTCTCTCATTTGTTTGGTCAAAGACGCGTTGTTTCTTTCAGTGTCTTTATTTGTTGCTTTCATCGTTGGTGTGCCTTTGTCCGTGGGTAACGCCCCTATACCTTCAAGGGTGCCTTTTATTCTTTGCAGGGTTCTCTTACCCATTGCTTCCAGTTTGTCTGCCAAGCTTGGTTCTTCAATGTTTTCCTTATAAAAACGACTTACTACAAAATCTTCCGGTGATATTTTGTCTTTAAAAGGAACCTCTTCAATAAGTTCTTCGTCTCGATAGACGCGGCCCATCTCGGTTGCAAGGTTCTTACGTTTTGTTGACTGTCTATAAAGGTTTTGTGCTAAAAAAGGGTGGTTTAAGAAAAACCTTGCCCCTTCAGCTAATTCCTCAAGCGGAGTCTCTAAATCTCTGGAGGCTATAGAAATATCCTTAGCAAGCTCGGCGTCCTTTCGGAAACCTGTTTCCACCATATCCCCAATTGTCGTAAACTCACTATCGCCTAGCATTCTGAAACTCGTGGCTGTAGTAGCCAACGCTGTTCTGAGTTCCTCTTCATTCTCGACACCCAGCAAATCTTGAAGTCTATTAAGATGCTCATAACCCTCGTTATCTCGGTCAAGTCCTTCTATACCTTGTCGATGTCTGTATTCATGGGCTATGACCATAGGGTCATTACCTACTCCAAAAACATTGACTGTATCGGGGTCTAAAGGAAAATACCGTTTCTTCCCAAAAGCATCACGGGTGACAGCTAATCTTTTTCTCGGTGACTCATAGGGAGGCATCTGGCTCCCTAACAACTGTAAGTTTATGCTTCTTGTATCGGGGTCGGCGTCATCCGGTATTTCACTACTCCGGTAATCATGGTGCCTAAATACACGTGGGTCTATATTATCCGCGCCTTCTGGCATACGGTATTGTATAGGAACCTGAAACTCAAAATCCGCTTGTTGTAAACTTGCAAGAAACCCCGCTCGTCTATCTTCGGGCATTTTTAGGGCTGCTTCTCGTAGCATAGCCCTAGATTCAGGAGAACTCCTCAATAAATACTCTTCAAGTTCTTCTGATAAGGATGTTTCCATCATAGTAGGGCGTCTGTTCGGCGTAAGACGCGCCGTGTCAAAAAGCCCACCAATGCCCGCCTGTGAAGCAAGTTGAGTCATCTGGGCGGGACTGGGCATCGGACCCCGGCCTACACGAGAATTGTCTTGTGCTACGGATTGAATATACGGGTCAGACATCGGGACCTACTGTCAGTAATACATTTTCATTTTAACAGACTCAGCTTCCGCTTCCTCGTCCCAATCGTCACTTGGCAACTGTACAAAGTTACCCTGCCGATAGCGCATCAGCGCCTGAGTCATGCTATCCACTAAATCGTCATGCTCCCCGTTGGGGAAAGCCGCGACTTCTTCAATCAGTTCTTCTGCAAAAGCGGTGTCCGGATACCATACCATACCCGATTCAAATAAAGGAGAAACAGAATGAACCCTCGTGATCTTATCATTACCCCTAGAAGGCGTAAAGTTCACCACCGGTATACCCATCTGCCGCATTTCCTGCGTCAACGGCGTACCACTGGCCTTGGCCTCAACAATTACAGTATCGGGGTCCCAGAACTTATACTCATCAAACGCCATCTGTTTAAGCTCAGGAAAATCCCATCGACCTTTTTTACTGTCTAGTAAAATTAATCCGGGGGTCCCTGACTCGTTCGGATAAAAAACACCCCACGTCGTAATCGCACTATAGTCGGCTGTCTCGCGCTTACTAAACGCGGTGTCATAACTCTGGATCACATAATTAAGATTCGGAACCTCTTCCTTATCCCACATCTGCCACCACTCGCGCTTGATAATCGCACCCTCTTCGTTCGTCGGATTCTGCTGATACTGCGCGTTCCACTTGCCCAAAGGTATTGATGCGCGAACCGCGTTCAAATCATCAAGACTCCAGAACTCAGGCCAACACGGCGTACCATCCTCAAAAATTGCCGGAAGCTCTACAATTTCCCACTGATCCGCTAAAGGATCTTTCGCCATTGCACGTAATAACTGGCCCGTCATATCCTTCTCAGACCAGCGCGTCTGCACCAGAACTATCGAACCACCGGGCTGTAACCGCTGCCGAGGACCACCCGTGTACCAATCCCACGCATCCTCAAACCCAGAAGCCGACATCGCCGTCTGCTCCGAATGCGGATCGTCAATAATAATTAGATCACCACCACGTCCCGCTAAGTTAGAACCAACGCCCACGGCATAGTACATACCACCCGAACTCGTGTCCCACCGACCAGATGCCTTACTGTCAGCCGCTAACTTTACGTTGGAAAAAATTTCTTTGTACTCGTCCGAATCCAAAAGATTCTTTGTCTTACGACCAAAGTTCACCGCAAGCTCTGTCGTATGCGTCGCCTGAAGTATCTTCATTCGCGGATTACGGCCCATCATCCACGCAGGAAACAGAAAAGATGCAAACTCACTTTTCGTGTGCCGTGGAGCCATGTTGATGATCAATCGCTTTAAATCACCACTAGCCACGCGCTCAAGCTTTTCCGCAATAATTTGATGATGACGACCAGCAATAAAGTCCGGCCACATGTTCTTTACAAAAACTAAAAAATTTTCCTTACACGTTTCGTTTTTTTCAATTTGAGCCAAACGAAGTTGCAATTTTAGTTCTTGCTCACTGACCTCTACATCCATCCGGGGGACCCTAAAGTATGCGACTTTAAACGATTTAATAAGATAGTTAATCGCGGGTCAAGGATCATATCATTTTTCTGGTGATTATTTGCGAAGAACATGGCCCTTGTACTCGACTGACAGCCGCCGGGCCGCGACCCGCGATGCGCTGCGCGGGCTGGATTCGACGATTTCGATTAGCCTCGATTGCTGGGGGACCCTAGGACGTTAATTTTAACGTATGGACTACCCCGGCGGGCTGTGGTCTGCGACGGATCGGGGAATGTGGAAGTTAACGTGATCACTTCCAACTGGTACGGGGATCGTGGATCGCGGATCGCGGATCGTTACCCAGGCTACCTGGGTAAAGTCTCATACCGGGAACCGGGAACCGCGAGCAAAAAAAAGCCCGCACGGCGGCGGGCTTCGGTGGATCGGGAAAGTTTACCAGCTACGTTGAATATCTCCGTGCAGCATCTTAGTACCGGTGCCAGTGGTAAGATCGGCATGATCGCGCAGCGCGGCCCAGTCGTCGTCGTCCGCTGACATCCCCTCGCGATTGATCCATTCCCCAGCGTACCAGTCAACACCAACGTATTCATCAAGGCCCGGACCCGTGGATGCGCCAAACATTGCGGTTTCCCAGATGGAGCAGTCGCAATAATCGTCGATCCGGAATAGCTGCGCGTCAGTGTACCCGCCGCGAACGTCCGCACCATTGTGAATCTGGATCAGTTCGTAAGTGTCGCCGTCTGAATTTTCCAGCGTTTGCCCCTGCAATACCTGACTTAGAATGCTGTCATGGTTGCACGTGTTCCACGCTGGACCGGTAGGTGATAACCCGTGATCCGCCAGCCAAGCGCATTGGTCCGCGCTGGTACCGTAAAAATCCCCGTGCCAGTCGTCACAATCTAACGCATTGAATTCCTGCGCGGTGTCGTCCAGTTGAAACGCGCCAGAGGTGAGAAAATGAAACACGCTAATTTCCGCTTCTGGATAGTCAGGTTCCAGAATTAGGGCCGCTTCCGGCTCGTTTCGGAAAGCCTCAATCGTTCGCTTTTGGTTTCGCTGCCAGTTCCTACCTGTCGCGCCGCCACTGTCCAGAAAATGCGTTCCGGTACTCTCGGTTAACATCTCAAAAATTACCTTTTCTATTTCACTTGTCATGCGTTGCCCCTTGGGCTGTTAGTTGAGATTACATTCTACCAATCTATATGCGAGAAACGCAACCACGGTCCCCGGTCCCAGAACTGGTAGGTTTGGACCACGGACCCCGGCACACGGGGCGGCTTGTTTAACTGTCAAACACGGCGCAAAAAAAAGCCCGCACGTAGCGGGCTTGGGGAAGGGGTGGAATTAGTAGATAAGGTGCGATTCTACCTCGACACTATCGAGCGCGTCCCTGATCAGGTCCTCGATTTTTTCTGTGGCGATAGTTTGTGCGTCCTCTTTTGCGTCGTCTATCCCCTCCTCTACTATCGCCCGGACATCGTCGCGGTCAACGATGGTGCCTTCGTATTGCATTTCCACCAGCAAGCCCCGGACCTGATCCGCAAGCCAAACATTGAGGTACGGAATGTTCTCGAACAACTTATACATCCCCTCGCGATGTTCGTGGATTTCATTATTGACCAGCCGCTTCCGCGAATCCTCGGCCTCATCCACAATCCTTTGTGAAAGTGACAACTGTTCCTTAAGTTTTTTCACGCGCTCAATCAACTGCTCGCGTTCGGTTTGCAGGGCTTCCCATTTGTCGGTCTGCTGCTGGGCTGAATCGTCCATCTCTTTAACCAGAGTCTCGCCAGAAAAATGAATTGTGGCACTGGGCTGGTCCTGCTTTTCGTTTTGCTTTTCCATTTTGAATCCTCGTTTAGTTGAAAGGTGCAACGTCATTGCCGCACGTATGGGATTTTAGCAACTAACCTTGTAAAAAGTAAAGCCAAAAAAAGCCCGCACGTGGCGGGCTTGGGTAGATCGGGGAAGGTTAGGCAGCGCGAACTATAAACCGGCTGCTATCTATGTCCGACTGGTCCGCGTCCGTTCGCTTGTATTTAAGACCAACGACAACCGGACCCGCTTGGACGTTCAATAGGTCCGACTGATCGCCGTCGATAACTTCACGATCTAAGAACGTTTCGCCGACTGGCACCTCATCGAACACGACGGCCAGCGGGACATTAGAAAGTAACGCAAGCTTTACGCTGGCCTTATATTTTGGTTCGGCGGAATAGCTAAACATTAGCTCGTAATTATCCGGGGTCTTTCCTAATCGAAACGCTGTTTTCGTATAGTCGTACATAAACAGTTCGGGAAACTGTTGCGGTATGTCGTGACGTTCCCATGCAACATCGGACAATACATTTAACCGCGCCACCGGTTGCACATTGTCGCGCTTGCATACCTTGATGAAGTTGGATAGTTCGCGGCGCAATTGATCGAGGAACATTTCCGGCGCGTCGTGGTAATAATCTTTCTTCGCCACCCGCGCATCGCGCACATTATCGAACCGACCACGGCCCGCGCTTTTTAGACAAAGCTTTCGACAGTTCGCGGCTTTAGACCACGGGCATAGAATGTCGTCAGGATAAAGCGAAAGCGATGCGATGCGGACCGCGCCGCTTAATTTTTGGGTTTTCTTAATTTTAAGATTTCCCGCATTAGTATCGAGCAATTTTTTAGGGTACATATACAAGCCTTTTCGGTTAGTTGAGATTACATTTTAGCAGCCGGTATGCGAGAAACGCAAGCACTGGCAAACGGGCAAAAAAAAGGCCCCCATGATGGAGGCCCTGAAAGGTTGGTGAAGGTTATGCGGCGATCTTGTCGAGTAACGCCCCCGCTTTGCGCTCAAGGTTAACTCTCGCATCCTGATGCGGAATATCTCTGGCAATGGCAGTAATACCTTGCGCCGCATCCCACACGTTACGAATCGGCTTTTGCTCCTCCTGAATGTGCCGAGCCATTGCAGCCTTTGCCATTCTGGCAGATAACCCGCCACGCTTAGTTAGAAACTCCAACGCATCGTCATCATCCTTGGCGATCTTCGCATCACGTGCCGCCTCGACTCCCGCTAACAAGGTGCTAGTGGAATGATGACTGTAGGTTTCCAGTGCTGGTGCCATTTCATCATAGAACCGATAGACCGCATTCTTGGTATGCCTGATTTTGATTTCCTCAAAATTCTCGACGCCCCATAGGTTCCGGTTCTGGCAGACCCCGCGCAAGTACATACAGGCAAGCCCGGCAGTTTTAGAACCTACCTCACTGTTCCACCAGTAAAATCCACGGAACACTAGATCAGGTTCGCCATTCGGAAGTTTGCCTATTTCAATGGGGTTCAAATCATCGCAGAGAAAACCGAACATATCCCGGTCACTCGCAAACAAAGTGCTACCCGTGCTGGCGTTCGGGTCATACGTGCCATTCACTGACATGCTACCGGGCACTTTCCACTGGCCTTCATTAGCTACCTTAACCACCGGCGCTAACATTTCACGATTCAAAATGCGGCCATAGTCTGGACCAGTTGCAGCCCTTAGATTACCGCCGTCACGATGATCATACGTCTTGATGATTTCGCGGCCCCGGTTATGGCGTAATCCCCACGTCAAACAATCCGCAGCTAATGGTGCGGGCAGGTCTTTTATGTATCCCGCTGGGGCACCCGCTAGGGTTGCCAGTTGACCGGCTGACCAGTTAGTGGGTTCGCTACTGATTACGGCACCCGTCTTAGGGCAGTCATACTCTACGCGCAGTTCACCTTGACTGATGTTCTCTTGGTCAAATTTCCCGACGATGTTGAGTTTATGCGTATCAACTACGCGACTGGTCATACCTTGGCAATCGGTATTAGCAAAGGCTACCAGTTCTTCCAACGTATCAAACCGCTCATCTTCCGGGCGGTTAGCGTAATTGCTGGCAAGGTGTGAACCTTCACTACTAATGCCGTGCTGTATTGCTGATGTTTTATATGCATCCATTTTCTAATCTCCAAATTAAAAGTTAGTTGAATACCGGCAATAAAAAAACCGATATGCGAATCATCCCATACCGGTTTATTTTTATCAACTACTTTTTGAAAAGTTATCTGTTTCGTTTACGGACCCCTTTTCTTTTCGGGGGCTTTCGATTTACTTCGTCTACTGCATCATCCCCATACATGATTCGGGCTATCCAATTCAAGAAAAAAAACATACATGCTCCGTCAATTAGTTGAGCATGTATTCTATAGGAAGTTATGGGATTTAATCAAGGACTATCCGTGATTGCTTTGAACACTTCGTCGAAATGAAACGGTTGCGGCTGGTGCAAATAGGGCTTTAACCTGACCCCCACTTCTGCCAGTTCAATAGCGTCCTGCCCTTGATACAGAAAAAGTTCTGCGGGTGTCTCTGAATTTTTTTGTTTGCGAATGAGAACCCATGCACTCCCGTGGGCATGGCGGGTTAACCAGCTAATCTGGTGCGGGCGTAACCCTACCTTGTATGCCGTGATGACTTTGAGTTCAATGAAATGAAAAAGACCCTGCCTGTCACAGACACAAAGATCAGGTACACCGGCGGTAGCGGTACTTTCAATCCTAGTGGATTTCAGCCCCATCGTTGATGTCTTTAACCACCGTCTTATCTGGTTCCAAAAGTCCTTTTCCAACTTCGCCGCTGCTATCAGATTCTCCTTTTGGGGGTGTAATGTCTTTGATTACAGGGGCCGCGTACTGCTCCTTTAAATGTTCCAGTGCCTTTTGAACTTCTTCCTTGCTCATGCTGTCAATCGAGCCATGCCTTATCTCAGACTTGTTGACATAGATATCACCCTTCGCCTGACCTCGACGGTACTCCGCCTGAACTGCCGCAGAGTACGCCCCGTTTTGCAAAGCCGTATCCCGGATCAATTGCATGTCCCGCAAGTGTCGCTGATAAGTGATGCCAAATTTCTGATCGAGTTCGTCCCGATAAGCCTTGATAGCAGAGACAACGTGGGGACTGATATGGGGGTTAGTCAACTCATACGCCCTAGTGTGCGCGGATGATGCTGGATACCCTGCATTGATAGCAGCTTCCCGCAAAGTGATCTGCCCATCGTTAGCTACGAGTTCTTTAACAAAGAGTTCTTGCTTCCGCGTCAACGGACTCCGCGTAGATGATTTGGGCCTACCCCGCTTTCGTGGTACGGGGTCAGATTTTTTAGGAGCAGCTTTCCGTGGCATATCAGTAGTTAACCTAAGTGAGTCGAGACAAATCTTAGTCTAAGCTATATAGAGATGTAAAATTATAAATAAATATTTTGATTTTCAGGCGCATTAAGGCACTTTCGCTATTTGAACCCTAAAAGGTTACATAATAGAGAAAACAAAGAAAAATAAGTAACCCAATAAGTAACCCATAAGTTATTGTTTTAGTTACCTATTGTATAGTGGTTACGTCAGTTACACTGGTTACGGGTTAAAATTAAAAAAAATAAAAAAAATAATTCTCTGTCTATATAGGTAGAAGCGTAACTTTCATTCAAAAAAAACCCCGCCGAAGCGGGGCCTTGGTCCGTGGGCTAAAACCCCGGAGGTACTGTCCCAGTTGCAAACACGTTGAGGGTATAAACTTGGGCGATGTGGTCAGCTACGGTTTGTTGTTTCCGTTTCGGAAATTTCGCCCCGGCGTAAAAATTTTCATAGACATCGTGGAACACCTC